CCAGTATGCAGAGCGCAAACGTTCTCTTCCGGCTGGTCTCTCTGCCCGCCCTGGCCCGTTTACATTCGACAATGCTCCATATACCAGAGAAATAGCAGATCGGTTTTCCGTGTCGGACCCGGCACAAGAAGTCGTTTTTGTATCCGGCACGCAGGTTGGGAAAACTGTAAACGTTATTGAAAATGGCATAGCGTATTGTATTGAATATGGTATTGGACCACAGAACATGATCTCCGGTGATCAGGCTATGGCAGAAGACCAAATGGCCACCCGTATTGATGATGTGATTCAAACCTGTGGCCTTACTGATAAAATTCAACCGGTTGTAATAAAGAAAAACGGGAAGGCTACCGGCGACCGAAAGGACATGAAAACATATGCCGGAACTTTTATCCGTGCGTTTGGCCCGAATTCAGAAAGCAAGGCAAGGTCTTTCCCTGCACCTATAAACTGGTTTGATGAGATCGATGTTTATCCTCAAACGATTGTCAAAGGTGGAAAAACTACCGGTAACCCGATTGAAAAAGTAGAGAGAAGGTCAGACTCTTACGGTGCAAAAAAGAAAAATTACTATACATCCACCCCGAAGGAAGAGGCAACAAGTCAAATATGGCCCCGCTATGAACAGGGAGACATGCGGAAATACATTTTCGATTGTCCACATTGCGGTCACAGCCAGGAAATCAAATGGAAAAACCTGGAATGGTTGAAAGATAAAGATGGTAAACTATTAATAGAATACAAAACAATAGATGGCCAGAAGGTTGTGAGCAATGACCCTGTTTGGTTAAACTGTGAATCAGATAAGAAATGCAAAATCAGGCAATCAGATAAATATGAAATGCTCATTGAGAGAGGGCGTGGGGGGACGGCAAGATGGGAACCCACAAAAGAACCTGACAGGCCAAATTTATATAGTTATCATATCAATGCTCTTTATGGATTTCGTTCATGGCTGGAAATCGTTATCCAGTTTGAAAGGGTTAAAAATGATCCGCTGCTTTTCCCGGACTTTGTAAATGACGTTCTCGGTGAGCCGTGGAAGGAGACCGCTGAAAAGCCTGATGAGCATAGCCTAATGCAATGGTCTGAAGAATGGCCTATCGGTCACATAAACACAAACGTTTCATTTTTGACAATTGGAGTAGATGTCCAGAAGGACAGGCTGGAGGCAATGATGGTCGGGTGGGGCCGTAACCGCCAGGCATGGGTAATCAATTACTGGACGTTTTCTGGGGATACGTCGCGGGTTGAAGACAAGTGCTGGAAAGAACTGGATAAAAAAATCCAGGCAGAATATATGAATGAGGACGGGGAACTTTTAAGGCCTACCATAACTTTCATTGACCAGCAATTCAGAACCGATACCGTCACCGGATTCTGTGATCAATTTGAATACCACAGAGGCACTGTGGATGGAGTATATCCTGTTCTTTCCAGGGAGACAATGCAGGGTCTTGTCCGCAAAATGGAAAGCCCTATAGCAACCCCGGTCATTGGTCTGTCAGACCAGGCGATAAAAAAGACAATATACGACATTTTGAAAAAACGAAGGCCGCATTCAGACGGAACCTATCCACATTCATATATACATTTCAGCAACGAATATGGTTTTGATTTTTATAAACAGCTTACGAGTGAAGAATTTGTTGTTGAAAAGGACAAATACGGACGCAAAAAAACGCTTATTATGAACACAAAACAGCGCAGGAATGAGGTTTTGGACACGTTAAAATATAATTATGCGGCCTTTTTGTATGCTGTTCAGGAATTTTTCGACGCCGAAAACAAAAAAAGGCGCATGAATAAAAAGCGTGAAATCGAGCAGGATCTGGATTATTTCTTCGATATACTCGAAGGAGTCAGATAGAATACTATACAAGCGTAAGTATTTTTTTTGTGTTGACATAATATGGCTTTTGCTTTCCACAATTTAACGGGCTTCCAGGTGGTTTTTCCCCGCTGCATTCATCCCGGCGGTTTTTTCTCCGGGGAGCCCACTTTGTAATTATATGCTTGATCCTCAAACAATATCACAGGTTTTTACGCTCGCTGAAATAGAGGCAGAGATTACGAATATTTTGACTATCTATCGCAATGCGTTAAAAAACAAATCATACAGCCTGGATGATATGCAGTCCCGGCAGAAAGTTGAGCAACACGATTTGGAACAAATCTCAGATGAGTTAAATGTATGGATCAAAGCTAAAGCAATTAAAACAGGTGCTTCATATACAAAATTGCTATCAATCACATACACCGGGAGTCATAATTGATGCGAATCCCGTATTTATCAGACATTATCGATGCACGGAAGGAGCAAAATTCGATCCTGAAAGATAGGATTGCTCTTGAAAAAGACCTTCTAAAGGCCCGCCAGGATGCCACAAAATCGATCATGGGGATGACTGCGATTGAAAGGTCACTCTCCGATGAATTGTATGGCAATGAAGGGGCTGGATATAAGATCGGGGCGTGGGCCCTACCTATCGACCAGATGCGCCGGATGTCCCGGATTGCCTATTGGGATTCGAGCTTTGCCAGGTCGATTATTGACAGGTATGTCCAGATTGTTGTTGGAAAAGGGCTTACAATCGAGTCACAGCCTGCATGGTCGATGATCCCTGGTGGATACAGCCAGGAAAAAAGACAGGAAATCATTGAACAGATTGAAACCAGGTTTCGGACATGGTCAAGATCGAAAAAAGTTCACTACACAGAAGAGTTCAATCTTGATCGAATCATAAATCAGGCTTTCTTCTATTATTTATATGATGGTGAATTTTTTGTAATTTTCCGTTACCGGTCAAATGGACGTTCCAGCCGGAATCCTCTTTCGCTTGAGTTCGTCGCTCCTGAAAATATTAAAGCAACAACTTCACAACCACTCCCAGGGAATCGAATCTTGGAAGGGATCGAATATGATGCGCGCGGTCTTGCTGTTGCCTACCATGTCCATAATCCCACAAGCGGAAAATCAATAAGGATCACAAAATATTCTCCGCAATCAGGACGGCTTCTGGTTTATCACAACTACAATAAGAAAAATGAGCGGCAGCGAAGGGGGGTGCCTCTTCTTGCTGGAGAGATTTCAGAGATCACCCAACTTTCAGATACTCAAAATCTTGAAATTCAAGCTACAAAAATCAATTCTATATTTGCTCTCTGGATTGAACCTCCAGAGAACCAGGATGGGCGTGAAACGATTGGTGCGGGGGCCCGCAAAAAATCAACAAAAGGGATCGACACTCAAACCGGAGAAACATACACCTCAAAAATTGAGAATATGGGAATCAATGATGGAGGGCTAATTATTGATGAATTGCCAGCAGGTCACAAAGTCCAGTCATTCGACACAAAGCGTCCAAATATAAATTTTATAGAATTCCAGAATGGTGTAAAAAGAAATATTTCAGCGGGTGCAGGTCTTGCCCTGTCCCTTGCTGATTACAACTATTCACAGCAATATACATCGGCACGTGGTGAAAATATCATTCAATGGTATAAGGTCGATGAATACCGTGAACATGTCCCAGGTGATTTGCTTAATATAATTTTTCGCATGTGGCTATGGGGAGAGGTGGACGCTGGGAAAATATCTCTTCGTGGTTTCGATGATGATGAGATCCGTGACGCATGGTGCCAGACTGCGATCAAGGGCCATACTCTTCCTGACATCGACCCAGAGAAATCCATGAAAGCGCATAAAATGGAGATTGATGAGGGTATAAAGCATCGCCAGTCAATCGCAATGCAGAGAGGTGGCGGTAATGTCGCTGATAATATTGCAAGGCTCAAATCTGAGAATGATTCGCTTGCAGATGCGTTCCGCGAATGGATGGAGGTCCAGAAAACAACATACAGCAATAGTAAATCTGAGACAGTGACAGAATCAACGTCAACATCTATTACTGAGGGACAATGATGGCTGATATATTAATTCCATTGAGTGAAAAAAGCTGGAATCTTGTAGCTGAGAACGTTACGCATGGCACATTTTCCAGGCCTCTCAATATGGGTTCCTTTAAGTATTTTTTTACAACGCGGAATCATGGCATGACGGCTCCTGCTAATATATCAACCGATGAAATTTACGTTCTTGATTCAGGGAAGGCACGAAGGTTGTTTGATGGTGGCATTGATTCAAACGAGATAATTTCTGACGTCCCTATCGATGTTTATATCTGGTCTTTTAATTCAGATTATGATGTGACAGATTCTCCGAAGTTGGTTTTTACATTATGATTGGAAACGGAAGGCATAGCGATTATCTGCGTGATGTTTCGAGAGGACTTGTTCAAGGTGCTTCTTTTTTCGGAGCGTTTGGAGAAAAAATAACTTCCGGTCCAGATTCTGGACTCCTTTGGCCAAACGGTGCGTTTAACGTAGCACCTGCTACTACTCATTCAATTGAAGTTGTGAGCACATCTGCACAGGATGGTGTCGGTGGAACTGGGATAATAGAAATCCATATACATTATATTGATGGTGATTGGAACGATGCTACTGAATCTCTGATAATGAATGGCCTTACCCCTGTAACGATGACAGCAACAGATGTTAGATTTATACAGTGTGTTCATATTGGAGAGGTAGGGACAGGTAAAGCGGCGGCTGGTGATATTTCTCTTTATGATTCCGCTGCCCCGTCTGTAACATATAGCTATATTGCAACAGGTGAAACAAGATGCATATCAAGCGCGAGGATGGTTCCGTCAGGAAAAAGGCTTCTTATATATGGAGCGGTTGCGAGTTCTATTTCGGGCACTGCAGCTGCTGGATCTAATGTAAGGTTAGCATCAACTGAAATTTTTGCACATCAATACATTGATCCTGTTATATTAATTCCGTTTTCGTCACTTGGTTTTCAGGATAACTCTTTTGGGATTCAATTTGACCCACCAATTCCAGTAAGTGAGAAAATGATAATTGGAATGACTTTTTCAACTGATAAAGCTTCCATAATATCAGGATCATGGTGGGGAATCCTTGAGGACTTATAAATAAAAAACTATCTATAACTTTTATTAAAATACCATATTTTTTTGTTGACCTGTATTGTTTTGTGTGGATTGGTAAAAAAGAATGAAGGAAATCATTTTATCTGGTGTTTTTGGTTGGGAGATTACTCCTGATTCTGTCCGTTCGCAGCTTGCAGAAGCGAATGGCGACGATATCGAAATCGTCATATCTTCAGTCGGTGGAGACGTATATGACGGAATTGATATCTATAATCAGGTTTCTAATTATAAGCGCAAGAATTCAGATGCTCAAATGTCATTAAGAATGGCGGGTGTCGTAGCATCAATGGCGGCATATTTATCGATGAATCCTTCTTTTGATCTTGTATCTGCTGAAGATAATGCTGCTTTCATGGTGCATAACGCCTGGGCTATAGCCGTTGGCGATCATAATGAAATGTATAAAACAGGCGATTGGCTAAAAGGGCTTTCGTCCCCGATGGCTAAACTTGTATCTACTAAAATGGGTATATCTGAGCCAGAAGCTCAAGAAATTCTTGATAACGAAACATGGTTTTTCGGTCAGCAGATTGTGGACGCTGGCTTTGCCGACGGTGTTGTTGATCGTCCATCAGGAGAATTAGACAGGGATAAATCATCCGCAATGACAGAAATGAAAATCATTCATGGAAAGATAATGAAGCGAGCCTTCGAGGAAAATGCTCTAAAGGCCGCTGCCTCAATTAAAAGCAATCATAATAAACCGAAACAAAATGCAATCATAAAAGAGGAGTTAGAAATGGACGAAAAAGAAGTTCGTGCGTCCGCTGTGGCGGAGGAAAGAGAGCGGATCAAATCGCTTCAAGCAATCAAGGTAAAATATTCTCAAACACCATCCGCTGAAAAAGTGGCTGAAATCGTTGATAAAGCAATTGTGGAAGGAACCGAAAAGGCGGAGGTTCTGACGGAGCTTGTACTCACAGTCAACAACGGAAACACTCTGGCCGCTCTGGACTCACCTGGAGACACGCCACAGGGCGAAGCGTCCACCGTGTCCGGAGAAGTCGGAAAACCTAAAGAGGAAGATGTCGATTACGCGGCATGGTAAGGAGCTAAAGAATGGCATTTACAGAATATAACGAAAACAGTTATGATTTTTCTGAAATTACTGAGAACGATAAACAAATTCTTGTAACGAATAATCTGGGTCGGACAGCGCTGGCGCGAGAAATTGTCTACCTTGATGGTTACATCGGCGAAGTGATGGAATACGGCGGGATCGCTGATTCTGCAACCGGTAGAATCAATATCGATCCTGAAAGGACTGTTCGAACGGCACAGATGGAAGCAACAGACACATTTGTTTCCGGCCAGAACGTTTATTTCCTTTCTGGTGGATCATCCGCTGCGGGGGAGGTCCGCGCAACTCCTGAAGCTGGTTCAGTCCCTTACGGTAAATGTATCGGATTCGGTGGAACAGGTGGGGCGCATACATACGTTGAGGTCAGACCATTTTCAATCGCTGGCGAATCAAAGCCAGGATCAGGTGTGAAGGTCCGAGAAATCGTGGTGCCTACAGGATCACATGGTGCTGGGACCCCTGTAGTTGATACCGGCATTCCTGTCGGGTCAAAAATCATCGACGTTGTGGCAAGGACTACAACTGCAAATGCTTCAGGGACTGCGACTGTGAGTGACGGGACGAATGCCATCACCAATGCAATCGTTATGGCTGTTTTGGATGTGCAAACAAGAGCGTCCACAATCGATACCACCTACGCAACAATCACAAGCGCTGGTGTAACTGTTACTGCGAATGCAACCGGAGACGCTGGAATCGTATACATCTACTACATATAAGGAGCAATCTTAAATGAATGAAATCAAACTAATTACAAAAGATACTATCCATGCAGAGGCTGACGAACGGATCAGAAAAGGGCATGTCGCAAATGCTGACGAAATGATTCATATCGTTACGCCTGCATTCGGATTTGGTAACACAGTTGACGACAACTTGAGAGCCATTGCCAATTCCAGACCAGTCGGGCACTCTGAAAAACTCAGGGTTTCCGCTGATTCGATCATGAAGTATGGATCTGCATGGGACATCCCGAGAGCATGTAAAACTCTCGGTGGTAAAATGATGTCTGTTCGGGACATGATCAACGCCGGTGTTTTTACAAGGCCTCAAGGTTCTTCAAATACATTGCCTGAAGACTGGGCGTCTCTCTGGGACGCTATGCGAATTGATATTTCAATCAGAAAAAGCGCACTTGATACAGTTCGCCAGAACTTTTACAATATTGTAAACATGCCGAACAGTGACAAGGTGATCAAGGTCGATGAGTTCTTTCCTTACTCTACTGTTTTCGAAGAGAACAACGGAGAGGGTCAGTCTGTAAATCAGGGTGAGACCAGGTTCGGGCAATCTGAGTCAATTGAGCATAAAATATATGCAGCTGGCTGGACCTGGACTTTGTTGAATGATCTTTTCAACAAGTCAATGGACCCGGAAAAACTTTCTGACTCTGTTCTTCTTGGTTATAATGCGAAGCGCGATGACCTTTCAATGTCGCCTATTCTGGCTTTCTCTTATTCCGGAGCGCAACAAACTGCAGCCGCTACATTGTCCGGTGCAAACCGCCAGGAGCTTCTGTATCTAACTCTTGAGGACGCAATCGATGACCTGGGAGATCGTGATGATCCTATTCTCGACCGTCCTGTCGACCCTATGGGTTCGGTGATCCTTGCGCATCCTTATGATGCACGACATATCGCACGTGTTGCAATGGGACTTCCATCAACAAACGAACGGAGTTATCCAGGGATCTCTGAGATTTCCAGCGTTGTCGCGTATGACACAGAAGTCATTCGAGGCCGCGTAAAAGATGTGACTTATACAGGAGTGACAAAAGGGACAGCATACCTGATTAAAAAGAATCGTTACATGAACGTTGGTATCAAACGATCACTGACTCTGGAAACGGACATGACACCAGACGTTTCGACACTTGCCCGTGAAAAACGTGCATGGTATTTTGTTGAAGGTCAGCAGACAACAGGGATACAGTATTTCGTGCAGGAAATCACACTGCCAACATGGTAAGGAGCTAAAAAATGATTGAAAAGTATGAAGTCATAAACAGACCGCTTACCGTAGGCAGCTACTCCATGAAGCCAGGGTCCACTTTTACACGTGAAATGTGGCCATATGGAACGGAGGCTCTTGAAACCGCTGTGGGAAATGCCCGGTGCAAGAAGGTTTTTGAAGCTGAAAAGGCTCTTGTGAAAGAGTCTGAAAAGCAAGGTCCTGAAAAGGCTCCCGCAAAAGAGCCGGACAAATCAGGCGCAACCAAAAAGGAGAAATCTGAATGATTGTAAAGCAGTCAATTTCTCCTTTGAGGATCGGGCATGATACTGTTAGTTTTGTGCCTGGTAAACCAGTTCCGAAAATTGCTCTTGAATACTGGAAAAAGACAGGGCAGATTGAGCCTTTAATGAAGGCGGGGGTGATCGGAGATGAGTCTATACGATCAGGCGAGAAGCGACAACCTGGAGATTCTGACAAGATCGGACGGACTGACTATGGAGATGACGCTGACAAATCCGAGGGCTCCAGTGGAATCAAGAAACGTGACGATAAGTGGAAGGGTAACTGACATCGGGATGTATATCAACCCAGAAACAGGTCTACCTACAAGCGCACGATCAATGGCAGTAGCATTCAGCACAGGAGAAGTATCGAGTATTTCGCTTGCGAATGAGTCTTACAAAGACTGGACTGTTGACGTAACTTTGCCGAACGGCGAAGATGTAAATCTGAGGCTTCTTGATCCTATGCCAGACCGGACACTCGGCTATGTTCATAGCTTTGCGAGGGAAGTGGTTTGACTCTGATCATAAATCCTCCTGTTGGCGCAATACCGGTTTACCCGTGGATGATTGCACAGGATTTTTACGTTTCGATCGTTGAAGCGATCAGAGATTCGCAGGCCCTTCTTGATCCGTCTTTTGATTTCGAAGTCTCTAAAAACAGACTCCAACCATATATCGAAGATGATTCAAAAGACATGCTTGTCAATTTGATGATAGGAAACAGGCAGGACGAAAATGTTACAATGCACGGGAAGGACGTGCGAATCACATACGCTTTTGAATTTTTGGTGAGGACAAGAGACGATAACACTTATAAAGCTGGCCCGAAGGTCGTGGAAATGGGCCAGTATCTGGCGGCGATGATAGAAGAAGGGGTCACTGCTCTTTATAACAACGTCGATCCTGTCATTGACGTTGGAGCAATGCAGCCGATGGGGTTTACGGTCGTTATGGCGAAGCCGGAAGATGTTCGTCAAACTTCCAGCCTTTTTATGTTCGGAAGCGCAAATCTTGAAGTTCGTTTCGGGATTGAGTATGGAGATTGGACCGATCTCCCAAAACTACAGGAATATATAGCAAGCATCGACGGGAATGATTATTTATTCACACCGAATCCATAAGGAGATTTAATAAAATGGCAATCACATTTAACAGCGTATCACCATCAAGCAGGGCATCCCAAACTTTTATTGAGCTTGCAGGGGTGAGACAATCTTTCGCGTCACTCTTTATCCCACCCCATGTCGGTCTTATTGGCCAGTATGAAAACGGGAAATCTATTACTGATTATGTCGGCCAAAAAGTTGTGAGCAAAAACGATGTTGGGAATCGGTATGGGTGGGGGTCCCAGATCCATCGCCAGGCATTGAAACTCCCTGATTCTGTTTTCTCATCCGGTGGTGGTGTGACTGCATTTCCAATTCCTGAAGAATCAGGCGGAACCGCCGCGAGCAAAGTTCTCACATTTACTGGCACTTCTACAAGTGCCGGAACGTATTTTTTCCGTGTCGGCGGAGAGGATGTCCAGGTGGCAATCCCGAATGGCACAACCGCAATTAACGCTGCAGCCGCTGTAAAAGACGCCGTGACAGCAATTCGTGATATCGCGGTATCCGCTACCGTCCCCGGAACACCTGATGGGACTTTTACATTGACATGTAAATGGAAAGGGTTAACCGGTAATCAGATTTATGTTGCTCAAAATCCTGGTGGAAAATTCCAGGAAGACCAGGCTCCAGCCGGCCTCACCCTTGCCGGCGTTGATGCGTATCTTGCAAGCGGTGCGACTGACCCGAGTGTTCATGATGTGTTCATGGACTCGAATGACGCTGACATTCTCGGTGACACCTGGTATACAGTTTTTACCGCTCCTTTTTCGGATGCGACGAATATTGGTTACTATGATCAGGCTGGTACTCTTCGAGCTGCCCCTGGTGTTCGTAGGTTTTTTGGAGCATACCCTGTTCTGGTTAATGAGACACGGACAAACGCTCTGGCATATCCTGCAACGATCAACTCTGAATGGGTTGGAGCTGCCTGGGATACGAGGCCATATGCTCCAGCATTTGAACTCTCAGCAGAAATCGCAGGTATCATTGCTCGTGAACAGAACATTAACCCTGCACGTCCATATAAGACGCTTTCGCTTTCTGACGGTGCGCGTGATGGAACTGACAGCACATATGCACAGGCAGACGCTCTTTTTCGTGCAGGTATCGGGTACATGAAAGTTGCATCTGATGGGACTCTTAGACTCGGTGATCTTCCTCTTACATACCGCACGGATTCAAACGGTGGTGATACTGAAGAGTGGTTCGATGCTGTTTCACTTCACGCAAGACAGGCAAAGGTATACAGTATCGAACAGCTTTTCGGTTCTGAGCCTTATACCAGGGGTATCGTTGTTGATAACCAGGCTGTGACAAATCTGGATTATGCGATTGCACCGAAGGACGTTGTGGCAGATCTTCACAAGCTGATTGACGATCTGTGGGTACCGAACGCATGGACAAAAAACGCAGAGGCAGTAAAGGAATCTGTAACGGCTGAAATTAATGCATATTTCGGTGGCCGAATTGATTCGAGCGTTACTGATGATGAGGCGAAGGCACTCCGGATCATTGCAAACCGATATGCTTATCTTTACTAAAAAACTGAGTGAGGTTATAATACTATGGCAAGACAAAAAGGCGTAACTGGCGGCCCCCCAAGGTCATTCAAGTGGGGTGGTATCAATTTTACCCCGACCATGGATTCAGAGCCTGAATTTGAACTCGGGGAAAACGATTATGAAGTCAAGCGTGGCGGTAATGGAGATATTTACAGTGACGCAACTTCAATCGTTCCATATTTCCAGTGTGACGTTAATTTGACTGAGGCTGAATATCAGGACGCGGTCGCTCTAAAAGACGGAAATGCGAGGTCTGGGGCCGTCACGCTTGCGAACGGAACTGTTTTGATTCTTAACTGCACGATTGACGGAGAATTTCGCCCGACAAACGGTGTTGCGACTCTCAAGCTTTCCGGCGTTGTTACAAAGCAGTAAAAAAAAGAGGATGATTTGATATGAGCAAAAAAACGAACATTTACAAACTGAGCGAATCTGAAGCAATTGAAAGGCTTCACGAATGGGCAGAGGATATGGAAGTTGATACTTCCATAGAACAATTTGACGACGTTGTGAAGACTCTAAAAATTCCTGTCCGGAAAGAGTCTCTTATTTATGACGCTGAAAATAAGTCGTTCAAATACAAACTGTTTTCACCAATCAAGAAGGCTGATGGTTCCGAGCCAATTTCAATTGTAGACATTGCGTCAACCACAATGGAACGAAAAAGAGCGATTCAGAATTACAAAGATTCGCAGAAAGTGGACCAGGCACTTGAAATGATCGCTGCGTCTACCAGTCTTGAAATTGGCTTTGCTGGTCGTCTTATGGATAAGGACATTACCAGAATTAATGCTGTGATCATGGGTTTTTTAGCGTAAGCGGGGAGTTCATAAGCCCCCGCTATAACTTTATAGAGCAATTCCGTGTAATGGGCGTGGTTGCCAAATATTTTGGCGGTGCTACTTCATGGGAATATCTTTTAAACTTAACGTTTCGAGAAGTCTGGTTTATATACGAAATTTATGAATACCAGGCCACTTATGACCAGGTAGTCAATGAGCTTTCGCATGATCAAAAAACAGGTAAGCAAAAGACTTTACCGTCTGAAAAGCGTATTCGTGAAATTGTAGATGCGAGAATTGCAGACTCAAGGCAAAAATAAATTATGGGTAGCAGGTTTTCACTTGAAGCAAATTTGAGCCTGATTGACGGGTTCACCGGACCTCTGAAAAAAATCAGTGGAACAGCTACTGCTTTCGGAAATAAATTTTCTACAGGAATGGGAAAGGTCAACGCGAGTCTTGATAGAATGCAAACTCGTATGGCAAACATGTCAAAAGAGATGGCTCCGGTTGCAATGGCCGGGACCGGGATGGTAATTGCAGGTCAGCAGATTGCAGGAGCTGGAAAATCTATATTAAATTCTTTTGGTGCGATTGTTCAGGAAGGGCAAACATTTGAAAAAACAATGTCGGATGTTGCCGCAGTTGCGAGAGTTGATAAAGCTTCTAAAGCGTTTAAAGATCTTGAAGAAACTGCGATGCAATTGGGTGCATCAACTCAGTTTACAGCTCAGCAGGTAGGCGAAGGAATGACGTTTCTTGCCATGGCTGGTTTCGATGCAAACCAGCAGATAGCAGCAATGCCTGACATGCTAAAACTAGCACAGGTCGGAAACATTGATCTTGCGACCGCTGCAGATATAGCATCAAATACACTCGGTGCTTTCAAGATGGAAGCTTCCGAAATGAACCGTGTCGCAAACGTAATGTCAGCAACCATGACGCGTTCTAATGTTAATATGGCAATGCTTGCAGATACGTTCAAATATGCGGCTCCGATTGCAAACGCTGTTGGTGTTTCGATTGAAGATCTTGCCGCAATGACCGGTCTTCTCGGTGATGTTGGTATTCAGGGTAGTCAGGCCGGGACTGCTCTCAGGGCAGCAATGGTCAGACTTGCGAAGCCACCGGCAATGGCAGCAGATGCTCTTCAGAGTCTCGGTGTCGCGACAATGGACGCGCAGGGAAATTTGAGAAACATGCCTCAGATTCTTGAGGATATACGCAAGGCAACCGAAGTCATGGGAACCGGGAAACGTCTTGAGGCAATCTCTGAGATTTTCGGAACTGAGGCAAGTGCCGCATTCGCAGAATTGATTTCAAAGGCAGACGCAAGCGGTAAATCAATTTCTGGATTTGCAGAATCGATTAAACTCGCTGCACAGGCTGATGAGCTTTCTGAAGTTGCACGCAACATGGCCGACAACGTGGATGGTGCATCAAAGGCTTTTGGTTCAGCTACAAGCGCAATAAAAATATCTGTATTTAATTCATTCAAAGACGTTCTAAAGAACATTTATCAGTGGGGCGCAAAAGTAGCACTTTCAATTTATGAATGGACAAAGAGGCATCAGACACTCACTAAAATTATTTCTGTTTCTGTTGCAATAATTGGAGGTCTTCTTGTGGCTTTTGGGACGTTACTCATGATAGCCGGGTCTATTGCAGGTGCGTTTGTTATGATGTCGATTGCCGCCGCTGCTTTCGGTGTTACGCTATCCGCTGCTATATGGCCTGTTACTCTTGTAGTTGCGGCTATTATTGCGGCAATTGCAGTTGTAGCTTTACTCATAACATACTGGGAAGAATTAATGAATTTCTTCAGGGGGACACCTGGTATAATACAGGCAGTTCTGGCTGTAATGTTTCCATTTATAACTATCCCTTTGATGATTGCAGCGAATTGGGATTATCTTGTGGAAATAATAAAGAGCGCATGGCAATGGATCACAAATACAATATTATCTATTGGAGAATGGTTTAATAGCTTATCGTCATGGGTCAAAATAGCGATAGGTCTTTTTATGCCTTTTATAAGTATTCCTTATGTTTTGTATCAAGCGTGGGTGTGGGCTTACGATAAAATTTCAGGTATAATTTCTTCTATAGGAGAAAATGCGGCAAGCGTGTCTGCATTTTTCGGGTTTGACAAATGGAAGAAAAATGATGTCAAACCTACTCCGAAGTCTTCAACTCAAAATACGTCAAGCCCTGCGAATTCATTCATGGAAAGGCTTAACCGTGAACAAGTTGATATTAACGTGAAAGCTCCTCCTGGAACGACAGCAGAACGAAATGGGAAAAAATCACCTGGTGTATCGCTTAACATGGGTACGAACGGAGCGTGTGCGTAAATGGCGTTTAACTACGAATCAAGAAAATTGCCTTTTACGTTCACATCCCCATCAGGTGCTACATTTGATCTTCAGTATGACAGATTGGAACGCGAAGGCGGGAAGAAGGCTTCAACAAATGAAGTGCTTGATTCAGATGTTTCTGTTACACAGGACCAGGGGAATAATGCAGACCGCTACCCTGTAGATGTTTATTTCACAGGAGACGATTATGACCTGATCGCAGACGGATTCTGGGCCGCACTTTCTGAACGTTACTCTGTCCTTAATCCAGGGATCATTGTTCATCCAAGATGGGGGCCAATCGAAGTTATACCGATCAAGTTCAAACAATCAGAATCCTTTGTGGATGGCAAACGTCGTGCAAATTTTAGCGTTGATTTCATCAGAGTATATCCTTTTGGTGGGATATTCGAGACTGTAACGCTTGTAGTATCGCAGGTTGTGGGACTTGTTACTGTATTAAAATCAGGCGCATTAACTGAACTGATCTTAAATACTATAGAAAATATTCAGGCAATTGTTCCTGCTCTCAGAGAATCAATTCTTTCTGTTACTACAGGACTGAAAGATTTGTTGTCGTTGAATACAGATTCTCTTGATAAAATAAAAAAGATTGAGCTTGATTCAGATGATCTTCTTTCTAATACCGATGCTGATAATATAAAACTTGTAATCGGGCAGATTTTCGCATTGCTTGATATACCGCCGCAGCTAACTGATACAACTTCTTCAAAAAATAATGCTTATACCTCAATCATAGAAGATTTGATCAATGACAATTTTAATGGAGGTGATATTTCAAAAGAAGTTAAGAAGAACAAAGCAATAATGATGGAAAGACTTACAGGTTATGCTGTTGCTTCTCAGTGTGTCGGGGCTCTGACAACCGAATATAGCACAAGGGCACAGACAATAAAAGCAATTGATGTGATAAACGCATCATATGAAAGTTTCAATAATGCGCTTGAAAGTGCTTCTGTCAATTCATCAATTAAGACTGCTTTTTCAGGATCTTATGATTTTCTTTCAACTCTTGATGAAATTGTAAGAACAAGCACAGCAATTTTGTTAAATAAATCATTTGAATCACCGATAGAAAAATCAATTGTTCTTAAATGGCAGAGTGATCCGGTTACTTTGTGCTATGAATATTATGGAAAAGTTGACAATGAAACTATACAATTTTTCCTTGAATCGAATAATATTGCTGGCAATGAGTTTTTAGAACTTCAGTCTGGCCGGGAGATTTTCATATATGGCTGAATCTGAAATATTAAAATCAAAAGAATATCCAAAGCCTGTTCAGAGTTCATTTTATAAAGTCGGGCCCGGTATGGACCTGAAGAAAGTTTCGATTATGGCTTATGGATACAGTAACATTGACTATATTGTGAGAGCGAATACATTACTTCAGAACCGGGCAATCGGTCCGGATGGATACCCTGCAATTTATAAAGACGAAAATATATGGATACCAATAGAGGCATCAGGTGAGTGAAGTTAAAATCGAAATAGAAGGCGTTATAATAGAAGGATTTGAAGCGACTTCTATTCAGAGGAACCTTGACAGCATTGCCGATGGATTCACATTTTCTGGTGCATATGACCCTGATTCGATATTTGCATATTTACTTGAACCACCTCAAAAGGTTGTTAAATTATATATAGATGATAAATTATATATAACAGCACTTTCGGAAAAGTGGAAACCTGGATTCGAGCAAAATTCTACAATTACGAGTATAGAATGTCGCACCCGTGCAGGAGCATTGGTAGATTGCACAACAACAGATTCTGTTTGCACATATAAGGATATGACTCTTTCTGCTATTGCAAGTCAGGTTTGCAATCCGTTCGGTATTTCTGCTCTTTTCCAGGATGGTGACAGCCCTCCGATTAAATTAGCACAGAGATGCCCGACTGACACCGTTTTTTCATTTCTTAAAAAACTTGCATGCAATTATGAATTCATAATAACATCCACACCGGAAGGAAATATAAAATTTACAAAACCTTCACCAGATGCAAGTGGCGCTCCTGTTGATTCATTACAGCAGGGCGTCGAACCGCTGATTTCAGTTGATTGCGATATTGATTATACAAAGGCATATTCTGAATACACGGCAACTGGTCAATTCCCTGGTGTTCCGGATGCTATTGCAACAACCGTCGATACAACTATGACTCAATTCAGGCCGATCATGTTCAAGGCCGATGCAAAAGATCAGGGCAGTTTGCAGCTTGCGGCGGAATGGCGAAAAACAAGAGCGCTTGTATCCGGTGAGGTCACGGTTGTTGTTGACGGATGGCGCAATAGAAAGGGTGATCTATGGCAAGAAAACACTATCATAACGCTTGTCGCACCGAACGCTTATCTATTCAATCCGTTTAATTATTTGATTAAAAATGTAACACTTGACAAAACGGAATCGGCGGGGGAGACTGCAACATTGACTCTTGTAATGCCAGAATCTTTTACAGGAGTTTTCCCGGCTAAATCACCATGGCTTCGCTGACTAAAATATTATCTGTTGTTGTGCATGGATTTCAGACTGTAATCGGGAATTCAACTTCAGTTGAAGGAACGATGCGCGGTGCGAAGTCATCAACATTTGAGTTATTTCAGCGTCCAGGTTCTATAGGTATCCCGGTTGAAAATGATCAGGGCGTTTATGTCCAGGTTGGCGAGAACAGGATTATAATTGCTACACAGGATTATAATTTTTCTATATTAATAGATGGCGGTGAGCATATTGTTTATGCTCGTGATGCTGATGGCGCTGTAAAAGGTTATACTCACTATAAGAATGATGGATCAATCTTAACAACAGATAATGATGGGAATTATAAGATTGAGCATAAACCTGATGGGACTCATGTTTTCAACGATGGAACTGTTAGTGCCGTTAAATTCGATGAGCTGAAAACAGCTTTTGATCAGCTTGTATCTGATTTTAATGCACATACTCACACAGGAAATCTTTCATTGCCTACAAGCACACCGGCAACAGCATCAACCGCATCTATAGACGATTCAGAAGTAACGGATGTAAAATTTCCATGAAT